ATTAAGTTCGTTAAATGCGTTATGCATTGCGTTGATTCCCGCGAATTGTGCCATTACCTGTGCTCCAACAATCTCAGCTGGAACTGGGTTTGTTAGGGCTAGTGACGCGAGCGAATATGCACCGTTGATTAGTGGGTCTCCAACGTAATCTTCATGGACTCGGCCATGCTCGTAGATACCAGCAAGGAGTACTTTTTCAACTGCTTGGTACATTGCTTCGTCAGCGCAAAAAGCCTCAATCTTTGCTACTTGTAAATCAGTTAAATTATATTTATTCATAAAATTATTATACTACACGGTAAGTGCCATTTCTGGCTCTGGCTCCAGTGCCGCTTTCTCTTGTGCCATTGTGATAGCACTGAAATCAATTGGTGACATTCCGCTTTCTTCAAGGAGTTGGTTGAACGCCTTACCAACGCCAGGAACCTGTGCGATACCTTGTGGATTAGCAAGAATCTCACGAATGATGTTAGTAATCTTGTCAGCGTTCTCAACCATACGGCGTTGCTTGCCTTTGATGTTTACGAACACATCAACTGGAATCTCATCAAGTTCTCCTTCGAGTGTTTCCATGAAGCGACGCGCACCACCTTTCATAAACTTCTCACGCTTAACTTGTGAGAGTAGTGTTTGCTGTTCTGGTGTAACCTCTTCACCAGCGAGGATAAGTTGCTTGATTTCTTCGTTAACCTCGTTAGTGACCACTGATTCAACAATCTCTTGAAGTTCGTCGAGGGTTAGTTCCTCGCTAAACTTCTTGCCAGAGTTCATGTCCTTAACCAGATAGCTTGTAAACTTCCAAGGGTATAGAACGTCTGCAAAGAATGTAGCAATCTTGCCTTGGCGGTATTCGTGGATTCCTTGTCCCTCTTGGATAATCTTATTCTCAAGTGCAAACGGTGTACCAGATACAGGATTTACACCAAGCGCACCCTCAGAAGCAGAGCCAATGATACGTGCCTGATTCTCTTGTCCTTGTTGGTAGTTTTGGAACTGTGGGAGGTTCTGTAGTGTTCCGTCGAGTCGTTGAGTACTAGCACCACGTTCTGTCTTGATAACAGTGTTCTCTTTGAGGTCAGAGAGTTTCTGATTACCAATTTCTTCACTGTCTGAAATGATGACGTTAATTGCCGAGTCAAGAAGCTTCTTGATTTTGATACCAGCGTAGTTGTTCCATACTTGCGGTTCAAAGAGTGTTTCAACAATCGAGCGACCACATGCACGCCCCTTTGAGCGTAGTTGGTCAATCTTTAAAGCCTTGAACACTTGGTCGAGTGGCTTGTCCTTTCCTTTGTAGAATACTAAGCCTTGTTTTACACCTGTGCTGTCGTGGTAGAACGCTACGATGTGAGTCTGTGGAGCGTAGGTGAACATTTCAGCCTGTGGGTCGAGCCATGTTGCTGGTAGTGAGCCACGTAGTTCGTACACTTCGATGTATTTGTTAGGTGATTTAGCTGGTTGGTCGTCAGCAATGGCAACCTTTCTTTCTTCGGTTGACTGCATGATAGCGAGCTTAATAGCGTCGGTGTCCCACTTACCTGCGAACTTCATCAGTTCTGCTGGTGTGTAGTTGTGCTTTATACAAATAGGGCCAGCCATTACGTCAGCTTGGTCACAGAAAGCAATCGTCTTTAGGTCAACCACTTCTGGTCGAACGCCGTTTACGTCTTTAATCAATACAAGGTCGTAGATAATAGAACCCTCAACCACCTCGTCAATAAGCGAGTCAATCTGATTCTTTCGCGCCCACTGTGGGTGATATTTCTTCACCAAGAAAGACTTGTAGTATTCCTTGGCGTCGTTAACGAATGGGATAATGTCTTTAACGTCAAAGCCCTCACTTCTGAAAGCTACGTTGATGATTGGAGTAACCACATCGTTGTATGGTCGAGTGCCGTCATTGTTACCACGATGAAACCAACCGTTTGCGACGTTGGTACAGCGTTGGATATGTTCGTACATATTCCAGTCCTTTGAGTTGGTCAGTGGAATACGAACGGTGCGGTAATTGTTTTCCTCGCTGGTGATGTAGGAAAATACATCTTGTGTCTCTATCATACTAACAACAGGTTATTTATAAACATCTCTCTTTCTAAATCATCTGAAAATACTCTCTTAGCGTTAACAAGCGCCAGTTTACGTTCTGAGCTAACTTTCCCCTTAGAGACCGTGAAATAAACCTCAGTGTGTAGCCAGCTTGGTTTCATTGCTTTAATCGCTTCATCAATGTCGTTAGTCTTTACAGTGATTTCTTCCCCATTGAATTTAGCCCAAACGGTGTAGGTTTTCGCTTTCTCTTTTGTCACGACAGGAGTTTTAGCCATGTGGGTATAATTATAACACGTTAAATAGCTTCGTTGACCTCACGTTCTTCTTCTCGCAACGCTCTCTTGAATGTAATCGGCACTTCTTTAAACTCAAACATCATTCGCATCATCAGTACGTCAGCAAAGTCTGGTGAGCGACCTAGTTGTTCTTTTATCTCTGTCTTTGGAATGATTGCTTTCTTTCCGTCTTCTGAGTTGTCTGTTTGTTTTATCGCATCAAGTTCCTCGGCCATGTCAGACAGTGCTTTCTCTAGTGTGTAGCCCTCGATGTTAGTGTGGAACTTAGTAATCTTGACCGACATCTGGCGGTTGTTAATCACTTCACCTAACTTGAAGTAGCACTGGCATCTAAAGTTTCTGTAGTTAGCAGGGACTAAACGGTTCTGTACGAAATCCCAAACAGGTAACGGAGCGCGACCACCACCAAAGCCTTTGATTCCTCGCATACCGTCAACCACGCCACCGCCAACACCATCTTCATCAGCAATAACATTCATGTAGCCAATTTCCTCTTGCACGATTATCTCTTTCATTCGCTTGATAGTCTCGTCTATTCCCCGATAGGTATAGACAAACAGGCCGTATAGCTCTAGTCCTTTATATACACCTAATACAATCTTATCTCCACCAAAGCGAGCAATGTCAGCTATGAGTGACTTAGTGTGTGGGTTGTTAACGAGCGTGTTAACAGTGAGGTCACTGATAGCATCGTAGTTAATTACTTTCTGCGGGTCGTCGTCAAACTCAAAGTTACCCTTTAAGAGACGTTCTCTAGTTATCTTGTCAGCACGTTCAAGGTTCGTAATGTATGCAGCAGGTAGGTGTGGGTTATCCCCAGGGAGTGCGCGAATAAATGTTCTATATGGTGGTAGCGTTCCCTCTTTCCAAGGCTTGTAGTAGTCACGATGAACATGCCCTTTGTTCGGGTTGAATGTCTCAAGCCAGAACGGTTTGATAGTCACACCGTTTAAGTCATTCTTTCTACCAACGCGTGTCTTTAAGATAGACTTAGCTTTCTCTGGTGTCTCGTTCGATTCATCTATCCAAGCCCATGTTATTTCCAGTGAACCAAAGCGAGTATATTCTGGGTCTTGTGGACTGTATGCAGTATCTAAAAAGTATATCTGTGAACCATTAGGGAAGTGGAGGACAGACTGTTGAGCATCGTAGCGGTAGTCTCTTTCTGTGTAGCCCAGTTCCTTTAGGATTTCAAACAGTGAAGCAATAGTCGTAAGGCGTAGTGTTTTAAGCTCCTTACGCCCTATAGCGCCTCTAGAGCCTGCGTACATCTCAGCAATAGTGATAGCTAAGTAGCACCCCACTCTCGTCTTACCACCACCTGCTGCACCGCCATAGCCTGCTTCTGTTATGTGTTCGCTTTCCCAAGCGTTCCATAGCTCCGTTTGTTTAGGGAGCAGGTTTATAATCGCTTCCATTTTTGTTAATTATGATAGTTTTAACCGTAGCGTCAATGTTGTGGTCAATAACCTGTTGAGCCTTACCATGTACTCTGTCCATTGTGTCAGTATAAAAGCGAGTGTCTCCATTAAAGGCCTTGCGTAAGGCTTGTTCGGCAAGTTGTATCTCAAAATCCTCTGCCGTCATGTTCTTGCTAGCGGCAATCTTCTCTATAGCTTCACGATAAATAGTCGCAAAGTTACGCTGTCCTTTGGGACGGCCATTAGGATTACCACTCTCACCTTTCTTGAAGGGGATTAGGTTGTCTTCTCTCTTTCTTTCACTGTTTTTTGCCATGTTATCTCTTGACCATTCTTCTTTATTGTAGCACTACCTGTGTAATCTACATAGCGTTGGACTATTACATCCACGTACTTAGGGTCTAGCTCCATACCGTAACAAATGCGTCCTGTTTTCTCTGATGCTATGAGGGTAGAGCCTGAGCCGAGGAAGAGGTCTAATACAATGTCACCTGCCTTACTTGCGTGGCTAATTGGCTTTACAAGTAGCTCTACAGGCTTTGCTGTTGCATGGTCTTTATTCCTTCCCATCTCACGCTGTAGTCGCCATATGTCTTGATATTCGAGGCCGTAGCGATTGTTTATTTCTGGCTTTCCCTTCTTCCCTACAATGCAAAGCTCATAGGTAGATTTGTAGTCACTTCCGAGGCCGTGAACTTTCTTGTCCCATACGATGACGTTCTTTACATCCATATGTTTTTCCATTTCTGAACGGATGTCGTTCACCCTTCGCCAGTCTATGAAAACATAAAAGGCACAGTCGCCTTTGGTTGTTGCGTAGTAGTTTCCAAACACATCTGAAAGAAACACCTCCCAGTTTTCGATTTTGTCGTTAAACATATGAGAAAGCCAGGCTTTCTCATCGTTTGGCTTTCCTTCCATCCCTGTGTTGTACGGTGGGTCGGTAACTACGACATCAGCCTTCTTCCCATCCATAAGCCTCTCCACATCCTCTAGCTTCGTACTATCCCCACACAACACCCTATGCTCCCCCAGCTCATACAAGTCACCCAGTTTACTCTGTGGCTCCTCTGGGACTTCAGGCACTTCATCATCAGCCTCATCAGGCTCAATCAGTAAGTCCATGTCATAACCCGTAAGGGGTGCTAGTTCTTCCAGTTCTTTAAGCTCCTCCAGCACTAGCCCCATATCAACATCAGTCTCCGCTAGTTTGTTATCAGCTAAGCGATAGGCTTTCTCTTGTTGTTCAGTAAGTGGAGTGGTCTCAGCTTCACCCATGATAGTTTGACCCTTATCGTCTATCACCCAAGGTTCTTTTAATTCTTTGTTCTGTTGGTACGTTTCCCAGCGACCATGACCAGCGACTATTACGCCTTGCTGATTTACTAGGATAGGTTGTCTCCAGCCCACCTCACGCACAATAGCAGCGAGCTGGTCTATTTGTTTCTGTGGGTGCTTCTTAGCGTTCTTTGCGTAGGGTTTAATGTCCACGATAGTTTATTTAAATTATGCCCTGTTTTGGATTTGCACCAGACCTAGTGTGAAAAAATGGGGTGGATAGTAAGTATGGAAACACTAGAGGAGACACCGTTCTCAGTAGCATCGAGATGTGACAGGGCGTAGGCCAGAGTCGCGTCTGGCTTGCTTGAATTATAACACGGTTTGTTTACGATTTGGCAACTCTTGTCCGCCTAATCTATAGTTACATTCTTCGCAATAAACCTTATTTGGTTCGTATCTCTTTTCTGAAACGTACACCTGTATCTTACCTTTTAGGTTTTGGTTACACTCGTGGCACTTAATTGGTTTTTGCATGTTGATAGTTTTTACAACCTTCACACCAGAAACCTTTCTCATTTAGAGGTCTGTCTACCTTACAACCGATACAGCAGTTAGAACCAAATTGATAGTGCTTGTATTTGTTTCCGCCAGCTTTTTCTTGTCTTGTAAACTTAGGTTCTTGTACTGCTTTCATAGAGGTCTGGTTGCTTGCCGTGATTAAACTTTTTTGGTAGTTGCGCGTATCCTGCTATGTCGTCCCAATGGTCATCGAATGTTGGTTGCCCTGCCATTATTCTACCAAACTTACCGCAAATGTGGTCAATAGCTTCTTGATGGATTGTGTCTAACTGTTCCCAACCTGCTTCGTTTCTAAATACTTCTTTGAGCTTTTGCGATACTCTACCATTTACTATAAAAGAACCGTGTGTCTTATCCCTCTCGTTGAGTAGCTGTGTTGTCTCCATATAAATTACTTACCAACTCTTTTAACTAATTTGTAACCTAAACTATTTACATATTGCTCTAAATCTGAAAAAGATTGCTTGGCTTTTCTAATTCGCGCAGACTGGTTTCTTCTTTGTTTGTATTCGGGAGTATCTTTAATTCGATGATAGCGCACTAAACCATCTATCCTACGCATTTCCTTACGGACAATAGCCTTACAACCATCACATCGTTTTTGGCGGCCTGAGTGTGGCTTGAAATATTTAACGCACCTTTCACAAGCAATTTCGTTATATTGTTTATGTCGTTTTATCGTGTATAGGTTCACTTTTGTCGTATCCATACATATCACTTATTAAAACTTTTAACTCATAAAACGTCTTAGACTTTATCTCCTCATTGTCGTGCATGTTCTCTAGCACCATGATGAGAATGTCTAGTTTTTCTGCTAATGACTTCATTAGCTATAGTATAGTTTGGATTTGTCAAGAGTGTAATGGGTGGGGTGTGGATAGCTTATTTCGTGCTTTTGTAAAAGTTCTTCCATTCCTCAACTGCGTCGCGTCTTGCCATAAACCGACCAGACTTTCTTTTTAGCTCTATATAACCCTCTACACCCAATCGGTTTATCATAAGGTCAGTGTAGCCCTCTTTCGGCCCTTCCCATTCTGCGTGACACTCTCCACATAAAGTAATGCAGTTAATGGGGCAAAATCTCGTAATTGATATGGCACGTTTGTGGTAGTGAGAGCAAGTTAGTCCCTCGGTTCTTTCACAGCGTAAGCACTTACCGTCACGCTCTCTAATCCATAAAGAGAAATACTTGTCTGCTGTCAGTGTAGACCAGATTCCTTTTTTTCTTCGTGCGATTGATGCCTTAGTACGTTTACTCTTCACCTTGGGCCTTGTAGAGGCTTTAAAGGCACTTCTTTTAAGAGGCTTGCGTGGTTTGTTTGAGAATCCGCTACGTTTCATACGTTGACCTTAACTAACGAGAAAAAGCTATCCAGTGTTTCCCCTTTTCCCTCCACTCGTGGAGTACTTTAATGTTTTCTGGAAAATAGATTTCGGTTTCTCCATTATCCCACCTCCAAGCGATTGGATAGTCTGTGTATTTTTGGGGTAAATTACTTGGCCTTAAGTCATAAACTATAGCAACCGTTCTCCAAAATAATATTTGTAGTCTCTTCATCTTACTTGTTGTTTATGTTTTCTTGTAAGGGGTTGGTGCCAGTTATTTCTGCTACTGACATTGTTATGTTTTCTACATTCATCCAAATGTAGTCCTGAATGTCTTTTGGTGTTATTTCCGATGGAGATTCGATTGTTACGATAAATACTTTCATATCCTCTATATTACTCCTTGTGTATGTTTATGGTAGGGGTCTACTGTTGATAACTAGATACGACACGGCACCACTTTTACTCGACACCACTTACTTTATCGTTGAAAATAAACATAAGTGACGCGAAGTGAAAAGAAGTGCTTATATATCCAAACAACAGTGTAGTTCCTTAAAGTGTACATGGCCCCGTAACCGTACTTTTATCCTTCCCTACTTAGGTGTAGCTAGTGCCGTGATGTCTAGCGTGATACTTTAACTTAAAGGTCGTACTACATAGATTTATAGAAGTGCAAATCGAGCAAGGGGACGAAGTGGTCAAACGCTACCCCCTTGTGTAATTTGTTGTGGATATTCTCTTGCCGAATCTGCACTCCTATTAGAAGTAGATTTTTTGTTTATAGATAGGACTGCTTAGTGCCTAACTCTGTTGAATGTGAATGTGCTACTTAACTAACTCTTCATAGGAAATTCTACGGGTTTCATTTATTGTCCTACTGACAATATCTCGTAATTCTCCTATGGTTAGGTCAATCTTCCCCTTTGAATTTGTCGGAATCATCGAAAAGTCATCAGAGCCGTCTATTTCTCCGAGTAAAAGTTTTCCACTAAATGGGTCTAAACAATCAGACCAATAGTGTTTCACCATTTTGTTTTCGTATTCTTTAAAATTCATAACTAAAAAACACCAACTAAAAAGTTAGCGTTTTTTTTGAATACTATCTACCCCAGCCCAAAGTGCGATGAACCCACATACGAGGGCTGAGCTGAGTGAGACAATATTCAATTCATGTGTATGATATTTCATCGCAAATATATTATACCATGTAATTATTCGCAAGTTAGTACGGCTGTGGATTACGAGTCTGTTCATTAAAATAAATGTAAGCCCTATTGGAATTGCACCAATGAATAGCTATGCCGAGTTTAGGTATTGGATTTCGTGGCCTAGCCCAGCTAAACTAATCCACCGTTTGTCGGCTGCTCTACTACTGAGCTAAGGGCTAATTGACAGTAACTA